ACTTTACTTTTTATGCTATACTATAAAAACTTTTAGGAGTAAAAAATGATTCCAAAAATTTTGTTGATGAACAGTGGTGAAAGAATTATCGCTGGTCTCGCAGAACTTACAGATGAAAATGGTAAAGCCATTTGTCTTGTAGCTCGTTGCCCATATATTCTTTCCATGATGCCATCTGGAGATGTATCTCCCGATGGTAATCCTGCACAGTTTAATGTAAACTTTACTAAGTGGATTCCATATTCTTCTGACGATCAATTTAAAATTCCATATAGCACAGTTACTGCTATTGGGGAAGTTGATGAAGGAATTCTAAATGTATATCTTGAAAAATTTGGAGATAAATTAAATGACACAGACACCGTATCAACCAGTGATTCAAGTGATAGTTCTGAAGGATCGGGATTATCTGATAGCGGAGATTGAGGAAAGAGAAGAGAGCCCTGAGTGTCTTCTCACTAATCCATATCGTATCTTGGATTTATCTTACTGGGATTATTCCAATCGGGATACAAAGCACATTCCACAAGAAGGAGCGGTGTTTGTTAAACAAAGTGAAGAAAAAGAACTAAACGAAGAAACGGGTGAGCATGTAATCACTACTCAAACTGATTATATCATCCTCGAAAAGTTTCCTAATTACACAAACCAAACTCAAATTTACATGCGAGCGGAAGACATCCTGACCATTTGCGATCCGTCGAATCTTGTGCTAGAATGCTATCAGAAGACCTTGGGTTGACGCATGAAGTTTTATACGAACATTGAACAAGCGGGGAATCGTGTCCTCGTTCGTGGTTATGAGAAAGGTGAGCGCGTTCAGTATCGTGTAGATTTTCAACCTAAACTCTACGTTCCTAGCAATAAGCAAACGGATCATAAGAGCCTTGATGGGCGGTATCTCAAAGAGATCCGCCCTGGTTCTATAAATGACTGTCGCCAATATATTAATCAATATGATGGCGTAGAGGGATTTGAAATTCATGGAAATACTAGATACTTGTATCAGTATATCAACGAAGCATATCCAGAAGATGAAATCAAGTTCGACTCATCTCTTATTCGCACCTTCACTCTCGATATTGAGACTGGAGCAGAAAATGGTTTCCCTGATATTGAATCAGCAGACCAAGAGATTCTGCTTATTTCTATCCGTGATTCTTTTACAAATCGGATCACTGTCTGGGGATCAAAAAGTTTCCAGAATGAAGACCGACAGGTTGATTACATCCATTGCAACGATGAGACGAAACTGCTCACTAGCTTCTTACGCTGGTGGCAGGAAAATACCCCTGATGTGATTACTGGTTGGAACGTTCAACTATTCGATATTCCTTACATCTGTAATCGAATGAATCGAATTCTTGGAGAAGATTATACAAAACTTCTTTCTCCTTGGAAACTAATCTCTTCTCGTGAGATTTACATCAAGGGTCGTAAACAGATTGCATATGATATTCCTGGTGTCGCTTGTTTGGATTACCTTGAACTCTATAAGAAGTTCACATACACCAACCAAGAATCTTATCGCCTTGACCATATCGCATCTGTAGAACTTGATGCCAAGAAACTTGACCACTCTGAGTTTGATACTTTCAAGGAGTTCTACACTAAAGATTGGGATAAGTTTGTTAAGTATAACATCATAGACGTTCGCCTTGTTGACCAACTGGAAGACAAGATGAAGCTATTGGAACTGGCGTTCACTATGGCATACGACGCTAAGGTAAACTACGAAGATGTTTACTCTCAGGTGCGTATGTGGGATAACATTATCTTCATCTATCTTGCTAAGATGGGTGTGGTGATTCCTCCTAAGAAAGATAGTGTCAAGGATGCTAAGTATGCTGGTGCTTATGTGAAGGAACCTGTTCCTGGCATGTATGATTGGGTTGTGTCGTTCGACTTGAACTCGCTGTATCCTCACCTCATCATGCAATACAACCTGTCGCCAGAGACGCTCCTGCCGCGCCGTAGCAGCGTCAACGTGGATATGCTGCTAGATAAGGCATTCGATACCAGCGACCTCGTAGGGGAGACTCTGTGTGCCAATGGCACCCATTACACCACCGAGTTCCAGGGGTTCCTCCCCAAGCTGATGGAGAAGATCTATGAAGACCGAACCATCTACAAAAAGAAGATGCTTGCTGCTAAACAGCAATACGAAAAGACTCCAACGATTGAGTTGAAGAAAGAAATCTCTCGTTGCAATAATATTCAGATGGCGCGTAAGATTCAACTTAACTCTGCTTATGGTGCTATCGGTAACGAGCACTTCCGTTATTACAAACTGGAAATCGCTGAGGCAATCACTCTTTCTGGTCAGCTATCTATTCGCTGGATTGGAGATAGAATGAATGCTTATCTAAATAAGATTCTTAAAACTGAAGGGGAAGATTATGTTATTGCTTCAGATACTGATTCTATGTATCTTAATTTGGGTCCTTTGGTTGAACGTGTATACAAGGGAAGAGAGAAAACTCCTGAGAGCATTGTCACGTTCCTTGATAAGGTCTGTAGCATGGAACTTGAAAAGTATATTGAAAGTTCTTACCAAGAACTGGCTGACTATCTAAATGCTTATGCACAGATGATGAAGATGAAGCGAGAGAACATTGCTGAGCGTGGTTTCTGGACTGCGAAGAAACGCTATGTTCTCAACGTCTGGGATAGTGAAGGTGTTCGTTATACCAAACCGAAGATGAAAATCTGTGGTATGGAAACTGCACGTTCTTCCACCCCTGCTTACTTCCGAGACAAACTAATGCAGGCATACACTATTATCATTACCAAGACCAATGATGACGTGCTAGACTTCATTAATGAAATCAAGGAAGATACTAAGAAGCAGAACTACCTTGACATTTCTTTCCCTCGTGGTTGCAATGGATTGAAGAAGTATCGTAGTGCTGCAGACATTTACCAGAAGGGCACACCTATTCAAGTAAGAGGAGCTTTGCTTTACAACTATTACATTCGTAAGAATAACTTAGAACACAAGTATCCAATCATTCAAGAAGGTGAAAAGATTAAGTTTTTATATTTGAAGACACCAAACCCCATCCGCGAAAATGTCATCTCGTTCTTTCAACAACTGCCGAAGGAACTGAACCTTGACAAATACGTTGACTATACGCTACAGTTTGAGAAGAGTTTCTTTGAACCGCTGAAGAATGTGTTAGAATGTATTGGATGGCAATCTGAACGCAAAGGCAGTTTAAGTAGTTTTTTTAGTTGAGGTATTATGAGTTTCTTAAAATCTGTTATTAAGGAGTTAGATAATGAGTTTGCAAGCGTGGCGGATGACGGAATCGCAACAGGCGATTGCGACGGTTTTGTTGATACAGGCAGTTATATTCTCAATGCTCTCATTAGCGGGAGCATCTATGGAGGGCTACCATCCAACAAAATCACCGCGCTTGCTGGAGAATCCTCTACTGGTAAAACATTCTTTGCTCTCTCCATCGTCAAACATTTCTTGAGCAGCAATCCTGATGCTCAGGTAATTTACTTTGAAACAGAATCAGCTGTCTCCAAAGACATGATGGTTTCTCGTGAGATTGATGTAAAGCGCGTGGGTCTAGTTCCTGTTACGACCGTTCAAGAGTTTCGCACTCAATCTATCAAAGTAGTAGACGAGTATATGAAACTAAAGAAAGAGGATAGACCTCCTCTGCTTTTTGTGCTAGACTCTTTGGGGATGCTCTCAACCTCTAAGGAGATTGAGGATGCGACTGCTGGTAAGGAGACCCGCGACATGACTCGCGCTCAGGTGATCAAATCCATCTTTAGGATTCTGTCACTCAAGCTAGGTCAAGCGGGTATTCCTCTGATCGTTACCAACCATACATATGAAGTGGTTGGTGCTTATGTGCCTACCAAAGAAATGGGTGGTGGCACTGGTCTGAAGTATGCTGCTTCTACTATTCTCTTCTTGTCTAAAAAGAAAGAGAAGGATGGCACTGAAGTTGTGGGTAATATTATTAAAGTAAAAGCACAGAAGTCACGCTTCACCAAAGAAAACTCAGACATCGAAACACGACTCTATTATGACGCAAGAGGTCTTGACAAGTATTACGGATTACTGGAATTGGGTATCGAGTTTGGAGTATTCGAGAAGGTGGGAAATCGCATCAAGTTTGGGGAATCTTCTGCTTATCCTTCTGCTGTTTATAAAGATCCCGAACGATACTTCACCCCCGACATAATGCAAGCCCTTGATGAATGTGCCCAGAAGAAGTTTTTATACGGAGTAATTGATGGAGAGGATTGAGACAACTATTTTACGCAACCTCCTGTGCAACGAACAGTTCTACAGGAAGGTTGTTCCTTTTGTAAAACCAGATTACTTCAATGAAATTCATGAACGTGTAATATATGAAGAGGTCTGGAACTTTGCAAGCACTTATGAACTGGTGCCTACCAAAGAAGTGTTGACGATTAACCTTGAAGGAAGGAAAGATTTAAATGAGGAAGTATATCAAAATGCGGTTAAAACGATTGCTGAGCTTAGTGATGCTCCAGTCGAATACAACTGGTTGCTCGACACCACAGAGAAGTGGTGTAAAGACAGAGCAATCTATCTCGCTCTCCTCGAATCAATCAAGGTCGCGGATGGAGGTAATAC